CTTCATCTCCTTCACTATCTCCGTTATCTCCTTTGCCAAATATTCGAGGGAACTGTTGTATAGTTCTATTTCTAAACTCGAAAAAAAAAGCAGCACATTCAGTACATGGTCAAGTGTTAGCTGCAATACCTCGTCTTCATACTTACGTTTGGCGTTAGGGTTGTATGATTCAATGTCGTAGTACTTGCCAAACTTAGCCTTTACAGGTCGGTATAGTATGCACATCATCTTATGCGCAGCTTCACCGTTTATCTTACCGTCTTTATAGATGCTGCCGCAATGCGTATCCAAGTCTACGTATTCGCCAAACGTTAACTCATTCAAGTTAGGTATAAACCCTAACTCGATTGCACCTACTCGCACCTTGCGTTCAAAGTCGCTACTGCCTAACTTTATTGCAGCTTCAAAGCGCATGATGATTTCATCAATAACGTTTGACTGCAGAAGGCGTATGCTCTCGCTGCTCTTGCCCGTGATGATACGCACCTGCTCAACCTTATCGACTGCGTTCTGGTAGTCGATGTACTTGCCAAGTGTTACCGCCTTTGCGTTGGCTGCTATGCTGAACTTTAGTTTCATGCTCTGTTGTATTGTAGTTTTTGTGTCTTTTTTGTTACAAGTCCGAATGCACCTGAATAACTACGGGTGCTTTCTCATCACCTGCGTGTGTTACACGTTGGTTTGATTTGCCATATAACCTATCTAGTAATTCTTGCGCTGCACGCACATCACCCTTAACGGCTTTAGCAATTAGGGTCTTAATGATAGCTTCAATAGCCGTCACACCATTACGCTCATCATTCAAAGCATCAATCAAGTATTGATCTATATCCGGCTTTTTAGGCCTACCATTCGGATTTCCCGATTGTCCTTTTTTAAAAGGTTTTAAATTTTGTTCATTTGCCATAATTTCACTGTTTTGTCATTGTTACACCATTGCGTTTGATTTCCAAAGTAGGGTCAAGTTTACGCATCCTATCAACTATTACTTGGCAATACTTTGGGTCAAGTTCCATACCATAGCATTTGCGGTTTAATTGATGGGCTGCTACCATTGTGCTGCCTGAACCGCAAAACAAATCAAGAACCTTCTCTGCCTTATGATTACCGATTGCCCTTGATGGTATCTCTATTGGCTTTTGGGTAGGGTGTAACTTATTTACACCTTCTTTCTTTTCACGCCATATTCTTGTTTCAGTAGTGCTACCGATAAAGTTTAACCTTGCCCCTTTTGGTTTCCACAGTAGGCAGGGTTCATGGTTTGCCTTGTAAGATGCTCCCAATGCCCCATATCCCCCGGGTTTCTCCCAAATAAGTAAAGCTACTATTTCACCCTTCACATTATCAATACCTCTATAAAGTCCAAATGGTACGGTATCTGCATAAAACATAAATACAGGGCCATCACAAAACATATCAGCCATTATTACCGCATCCTCATATAAGTCAACATCATCGTTCTTTATCATTTCCCTTCCGTTCTGCTCCAATCCGTTCTTACCATTCTTTAAGCCTCCAGTATAACTCACACCATACGGCGGATCAGTAAACACCATATCTGCTTTTTCACCATTCATTAACTTAGCCACTTGATCGCTATCCGTGCTATCTCCACAAAGCAAACGATGCTCGCCTATCTCAAACAAATCACCCAAAACAATATCCGTTTCGATTCCACCTTCAGGAACATCAAAATCATCTTCTTCGGCTTCTAATTCTGTTTCGGAAAAATCAGGCACATCTAATCCCCAGTCCTGCAACTGTTCAACATCCCATTCATTTGATAAGGTATCCCAATCCCAATCACCAAATCCAACATTGTCTTTGATTATGAATTCCTTTTGCTGCTCATCAGTCAAGTCACTTGCTTTTATTATAGGTACTTCTTTTAGTCCTGCCTCCTTACATGCTTTCAGTCGCATGTTACCACCGAGCACTACCATGTCATCGTTAACAACAATAGGTCGAAGCGATAGCATTTGTGGAAATCCCTTAATTGATTCAACAAGCTTTTTGAACTTTTCATCTTTGATAGTTCGTGGATTGTTTGGATTGGCTTTTACTTCCGTAATTTTTACTGTAGTTATCATGTGTATTTATTTTTAAACTTTCCCTAATTGCCTTCTAAATTCTTTGATTAGATCACGGATGCATGATGCACACCCGCTAGGCTTTTCATTTTTCTTTGTTATCTTGCTAAACCAATAGTACAGCATCTGTAAATCTTCCTGCTCTATCTTATTGGCCTTGCTTACTCGTTTAATAAACTCATCCAGTGCTGCGATTTCCTCGGGCTTCATGTCAATGGCAAACCATTTATGAGCCGGGCATGATGTGAATCGGAACTTTACCTTTACATCCATAAAGCAACCGCACAACTTTATCTTTTCCTTGTAGTAGGTTACGTTGTTTTCTTCAGGTTCTACCGTTCCACCTATTAAAGGTGTGCCACATGTGCCGAATGTAGTTTGGTAGAACTTACATTTTCTGCATGTGTTCAATCTCTCGCGTTGAATGTGCAATGGCACGTTGAAGTTTAACATATTCTCGTATTCGTTTTAATGCTCGATGTATTGCTGTGCGTAGGTAGCTATATGGTATACCTGTTTCCGCACTCAGTTCTTTGTAGTCAAAGTCAGGTTTTGAGTATAGACGTAGAAGTATTGCGTCAAACTCGTTTAATCGACCTATTGCGCTGTATAAATACTCCCCATCTATAAAAGCACCTAACCATGTCTCATCCTGTTTGATGTCTTCTACCTGTTTATCTATGTGCAGCTCGTAGTATTTGCGGTATTTCATAGCATAATCACTGCGTGCACTATGCCAACTTAGCCAAATGGCCCTGTTAATGTATGCTTCTACCTTACCCCTGCATACTATATCCTCGATGTCTTGCCGGGGGCGATCCATTAACCTAGCCAGTACCTCGTGTAATAGATCGCTACCCTTGTTTTTGTCGTGTGCAAGCCTACTAGCCTTATCCAGCCAAGCGTTATAGTGCTTTTGTATATTGTAACTAACGCAGTCGATTCGTTTACAATTGTTAAATTTTGCCTTTCAGTTAAAAAAAGTGGTGTAAATATTTGCACCAATGGAAAAAAGGTGTACATTTGTACCCGTCAAAGATAATCAAAAACAAAAACAATATGTATCATTTCTCATTTGAACTAGAAAGCGCAGTAGTACCTGCCACACTTACAATCGAAGTTAGCTACAATGCTTTCTTTGAAGAATCCACCTACGACCACGATAGCATCTTTGATGTTAGCGATGAAACTTACAAGGTTTTTCTTGATAAGATAGACATCACCGCCAGCATTGCAGCAAGCAATTTCTCAGGTCAGTTACAGGCTGAAATCCAAAAGTATCTAGACGACGAAATATCCACTCATTTTTTTAATCTTTAATAAATCAATACAATGACAATCGAAGTTAAACACAAGTTACCTGTTACAGTGGATACTGTACAGGTAACACTACCTTTCTTTTACAAGTGCGGCAAGTATGCACCACACTATTGCTGTATGCAGCCTGATGGTAATTTAGTACAGGTTTATTCACAGGGCGGCTATTGGCACATTGAGGTTCAACCACACGATGATGCCGATGAAATTACAGACCGATTAGAGCGTGAGTTTTGCGACCCTGAATATGCGCCTATTGATGAGGCTGTATTCCATCACAAGTTTAGCGAATCGCACCGCGAAGTGTTCTATATGGTCAACCCACAACTACGACCGAAGATATGAGAAAGCAAAACGAACTCAATGGATTGATTGCGCGAACGGTGGGCAGTAAGGCTGCCCTCCTTCGTGCGATGCAAAGGAGCAACACCCCCATTACCAAAAAGACCCTGTACAATTGGTGCATGGATTACCGCACCATCAAAGTTGCCCAACTGGTCAACCTTGCAAAGGCTATGGATGTCCCGGTGTGCGAAGTCATTAATTCAATCACAATTAAAACCGAAGGCGATGAATAACTTAAAGAGGGTACTAATTAAACCACACGCGCACAAGCTGCGCAAAGACACTATACCTACACGGAGTGACATCTTGTATATCATTAAGAACTTTGACAAAATGAGTTTTGAAAAGATGAGGCTGCACCTGCAGGTAAGTAATGCCAAACTCATTCAATGGTGTAAGTTCATCTTTACCACGGACAAGAAAGAAGCGAAGTGGAATGAGATGAATAAGAAGCTAGACGAGTTAGAGTTCTACGAGGAATTTACCGATTCAATGCAAAGCGAATACGATGTGCATGATATACGTCGCGTCAATGGCAAGAATATGTACATAGTTAAGAAGAAGATTGTAAACGAAAACAGGATGTGCTACCTGGTTACTGTGGACCACGAGAAAAGTATGATAGTGCGCTTTGATATACCAGTTGAGCGTACATCGGTAAGCTATTGCCCCGTGTCACTTGGCTGTGATTATACCGTTCACTCGTTGGGACATTGGGAATATCTGCAGCTCGAAAAGGATTTGCCAGTAATCAACATAGAAGCGGATGAGGATTACATCGGTAAATTTTGGCTAGCCATATCTAATACCATTAATGCATGAAGCACGAAGAAAGCAAGATACAACAGCGTTGTGTGGAGTGGTTTCGTTATTCATTCCCGCGCGTTTTAATCGCTTCCTTCCCTAATGGTGTGTACATAGGTGGTACACCTGTGCAAAGAGCAAGACGCTGGAACCTGTTGAAGTCGGAAGGTGCTATGCCGGGCATGCCCGATTTGATGATATGCATGAGTAGTGGACCATACCATGCACTGTTCATCGAGATGAAAACCGAGAAAGGTAAACTATCGGACACACAAAAAATCGTTCACGCACAGCTTATCAATGCAGGATATGCAGTCAAGGTATGCAGGTCATTTGAAGAATTTACAACAACAATCAAAACATATTTAGAGCAATGAGAAAAGTAACAAAAACAAAGTATTCAGCATTCATTAACGACTGCTATCATCATGTAACATTTGACAAAAATTTGATGCGTGATACTCATGAAGTAAGCAATAACCTTTTGCGTGCTATGACGAATAAACAAATCATAAGACTTGATGCAGGTACTGGAACTTGGATAGGTGCAACACCGAATCAGATTATGATGAATGAAGTATTTAAGGAGTATAAAAGACTTGTTGACCTTGATGTATCAAAAAGAAAATTAAAACCTTACGGTAAGCAGCTCACCATCAAACCTATTAAACGAGTTGAGCGCACACAGCCAGTCCCGGTAAAAGAAGAACCTATCCATGACACGAGCAACAGCAAGATGTTTATCATTCTTGCCGTAGGTACATTAATCGGTTTTTTAATCGCGACTTTAATTTGGAAGTAAGTATAGTTTGACTATATTTGCAATGCTCGTTCGAATGAAAAATATTTTAAATCCCATCACTGCCGTATTGCCATAGCACTTTCGTGCGCGGACGAGCCTTTACGTGTAGTGGTGGGTATTTACTTTTATGTATCATGATTCTTGGCGTTTAAAGCTTGGTGAATTTCCAAATCGCTTTAGAGATATCCTCAATAAGAACTTTGTACAAGTAACAAAAGTCAAAAGCGAAATTTGTTTTTTTACGGCTCGTGAAGAAGATGGCGCGAACATTTATGTCTTTATGACACAGTACGAAGCTAATCAACTTTTACAGCATCTTCAAAAATTACTCAATGAAAAATAATGGCTATTCATATTCACGGGCATGGTTTGACTATGCCTTTGAACACCCGGAGCAGGTTACTGCTTCGCATGGCATTTTATACCTATGGCTTGTTGAGATTAACAACCGCCTTGGGTGGGTAGACATCTATCAAATCACAGCCAGTGAGTGTATGCAAGGCATGGGTTGCAAAAGCTACAACACTTACAAGAAGTGTTTTGACCAACTTGTTGAATGGGGGTTTGTTAAGGTGGTAAAGAAGGCAGTCAATCAACATCAATGTAACATCATTGCCCTATCAAAATTTGACAAAGCAAGTAACAAAGCACTTGACAAAGCACTGATGAAGCACTTGACAAAGCAAAGTGAAAGCACTGTACAAAGCAATGTTGAAAGCAACTGCGACATTCATAAACAAGTAAACAATAAACCACAAACCATAAACAATAAACATAGTGCATTCGCACCCCCAAACGAAAATGATATTTATAATTTTATGGGTGAGTATTCAATGCAGAAGCATATGCAATGGCCTGATGAAAAAATAAACACCGAGGCCGCGAAATTTTTCAACTACTACGAAGCTAATGGATGGAAGCAGGGACGCAATCAAATGAAAGATTGGAAGGCATCCGCTCGCAACTGGATGGTAAATAACTCTAAATTCGACAACTCAAATAATCAAAAATCTAATTCTTATGGAACAAAACCAAGGTTTGACAACGTTGCACACTATCAAAACGTGGCAGCCCAAATCGCAGCTGACTTTGCACGAGAGCGTGAAATGCGCCAAGATAGCGACCCTTCGTAAAGTAGACCGCGAAGAAACTAAGTTTAAAATTTCAATGCTTATTGCCCGGTGCTGTGCTATGCTCAACATCGAAAAGAACATGAACAACGAGCAAATTAAGTTTGCAGCTGAACACTTCGTGCAGCATCACTGGAAGTATAGTCTTGAAGATATCCAACTGTGTTTAGATCGCGGCACGGCAGGTATCTATGGCACTATATACAACCGCCTTGACTTATCTATTTTGAATGAATGGATACATAAGTTTGAGCAGGAAAGAGATATGCACATAGAAGGTATTCGCACCGAAGAACAAAAGCAAAACAACATCTACGAAATGTTCCAACACCCGCAGGTTGTGGATGCTATCCAACAAGCAGCGGATAAACTCAAGATAGAAGAAGCCCCGGCACAAGAAGCAAAGCGTTCCAAGCCGTCACGGTTTGAGCAAATGCTGATGGACGAGTACGATGAGTTGCCAACATGGGATAATGATATGAGATTTCGCGTTTACAACAACAAGCCTTACCAGTTCACCGAGTTCAGGAAGGAGCGCTACCGCGAATTGATTGAACAACAAAACGAATACTGATGACACACGGCTCACTTTTTAGCGGCATAGGCGGCTTTGATTTAGCTGCCGAATGGATGGGATGGGAAAATAAGTTTCATTGCGAATGGAATGAGTTTGGTCAACGTGTGTTGCACCATTATTGGCCTGATGCAGAATTATTCACCGATATAACCAAAAGCGACTTTAAAAAATATGCAAATCAAATTGATGTTCTTACAGGAGGATTCCCATGCCAACCATATTCAGCCGCAGGAAAACGCCTCGGAAAAGAAGATGAACGCCATTTATGGCCCGAAATGCTTAGAGCAATTCGAGAAATTGCCCCGCGTTACGTGGTGGGCGAAAACGTTCGCGGCCTTACTAGTTGGAACGGGGGATTGGTATTCGACGAGGTGTGTACTGAGCTGGAAAATATTGGGTATCAAGTCGCGCCCTATCTTATACCTGCGAGCGGTGTTAATGCCCCGCACCAACGCGAACGAATTTGGTTTATTGCCTACCGTTACGCCAATGGATTCGACCAACGCCACGGCGAATATGAAATCCACACAAGTCAAACAGGGATCAATGCACTCGATGACGTTAACGCGAATGTTATGCACGCCAACGACCAGGGATTGGAAAGGGGCAAGAACAACCGAAGCTCTAAAAAATTGCGGCCGCAATCAAAAAAACAGTTTACCCGATCAATTCGCACAAGCTGGGAAAACTTCCCAACTCAATCCCCGCTTTGTGGCGGAAATGATGGGGTTCCCTCCGAATTGGACGGAATTACCGTTTCGAAATGGCGAATTGAATCAATAAAGGCTTATGGTAATGCGGTATGTCCACAAGTAGTTCTACAACTTTTTAAAGCAATTGAAGCATATGAAGCAATATGACATAGCACAGGAGAACGCACTTCTAAGAAAATTATTTATCTTAGC